AGTACCTAGAATTATTACTAGCACATCTGACTTAACAGGCGGTGTACCAAAAGCAAGTCTTGGTAATATCGGCGATTATGCTGTGGTAACAACAAACACAAACAACCCAATATACCTTAAGAAGTATACAAATACTTGGGTATTAGTTGGAAGTACAGGTTGGATGACCGCTAGCCCAACAGTTCAGGCTACAGAATCTAGCCCAACAATGACAGCGTCGGATGCTATTATTATTAACGGTTCAACAGTTACATTAACTGGTACAACTGTTGACAGCGTTGTGAGTGATATCACTACAGCGGCAATTACCGGTGTTAGTGCATACAATTCCAACGGTATATTAAACATTTTTGCAGATTCTACTGCAACATCAGATGGTAGTACAGCAGACGGTGCTATTGCTATTAGCAATGGTTCAGGTACACCATTAACTGATTTAGGCATTACAGCAGGAACATACTACAGACCAGCAGTCCAGCATAGTGCTCACACAAGTGTTCCAACTTGGAAGACTAATGATTCAGCACCTAGACCAACTGGTAGTGTTTGGTTCAAAACAACCACTGCTAACGTTGGTGCTAACTTTGATGTTAGTTTATATTCTAGTACAACAGACGCATTTACAGCAGTAAGCGCACCTGTTTACGAAAATGACCAATCAGCAAACAACGGTTTAGATGCAACTGGCGGTGGTAAGAACATTGGTTCAGGCAGTGTATATGTACAGTATGACGTTTTAGAAGATGACTCAGCAACATACAAGTTATTCAAACGTCAGGCAACTGGTAACACAACTGTTACTGGTAGTGTTGCTAACCCAACATTAATTGCCGCTAACACATTTACTATTCAGCAGAGTGTGCCTGGTAGCACAACATTAGATACTGCACAAACAGTTACACTAAGTGGAACTGATGCGGCATCTATGGTTAGTGATATTTTAGCATTAGGTTTATCACAGATTACTGCTAGTGTTAATAGCTCAGGTAAAATTGTTATTGAACACGAAGGCGGTGGTGTTATTATTCTTAAGAATACAAGTGGTACACCTTTAACAACTGCTGGTATTACAACTTCACTAGCAAACGTTAGAGCAGGCAACAGTTCAGACTTAATTTGTAGTAACTGGATTCCATTGACATACACAGCAAGTACAAATCAACCAAGTGCAGATCCTACAACTGGTACACTTTGGTACTATAACGCTGTAGATGATGTTGACGTTATGATGCACGATGGCAACGGTTGGAAAGGTTATCAAACACTAGCCGCTGATGCTAGAGGTTATGACTTAACAGCAACAGACCCAGAAGGCGTTTTAGTTAGTGCAAGTGAGCCAATTGAGCAATCAGATGGTACAGCACTTGTAAGTGGCGACCTTTGGATCGACACAAGCGATTTAGAGAACTATCCAGCACTTTACAGATATGATGCTACTGATGCAGATTGGACACTAATTGATAACAGTGATCAAACATCAGAGAACGGTATTGTGTTTGCAGATGCACGTTGGGACACAGACGGTACAACAAATCCAATTACTGGTGACTTGCCAGCAATTACAGATTTGTTAACATCTAACTACACAGATTTAGATGCACCTGATGAGAACTTGTATCCACGTGGAACAATTTTGTTCAACACACGTAGAAGTGGTTACAACGTTAAAGAGTTCAAGAACGATTACTTTAACGCAGACGACTTCTCAGGTAGTTTACCAACAATTAAAGATGCTTGGGTAACAAAGGCAGGTAACAAATCTGACGGTTCACCTTACATGGGTAGAAAGGCAGTTAGACAAACAGTTGTTGCCGCTATGAAGTCAGCATTGGATAGCAATACAGAGATTAGAGAAGAGCAACAGGTATACAACATTATTGCCGCTCCAGGCTACGAAGAGCTTACAGCAAACATGGTAAGTCTAAACAACGATAGACGTAATACAGCGTTTATTGTTGCAGACACACCAGTTAGACTTGCTCCAAGTGCCACAGAGATCAGTAATTATAATAATAACACTGGTACATGGGCAGGCGAAGGTGCAACAGTTAATGATCCTTACGTTGGTGTTTACTATCCAGCGGCACAGAGTACAGACTTAACTGGTAGCACTATTGTTGTTCCACCAAGTCACATGGCATTACGTACAATGATTAGAAGTGACGATGTGAGCTTCCCATGGTTTGCGCCAGCAGGTACAAAGCGTGGCTTAGTTGACAACGCTACACAGTTAGGTTACGTTGATGCTTCAACTGGTGAATTTGTATTAGCAGGATTAACTGAAGGCGTAAGAGATAGTTTATACGAAAATAAGATTAATCCAATTACATTCTTACCAGGTGTTGGTTTATTGGTATACGGTCAGAAGACACGTGATCCAAATGCACCAAGTTCACTTGATAGAATTAATGTTGCAAGACTTGTTGTTTATATGAGAACTAACTTAAACACATTAGCAAAACCATTTGTGTTTGAACCAAATGACAAGTTGACTAGAGATGAAATCAAGCAATTAGTTGAGCAGTTATGTAACGACTTAGTTGCAAAGAGAGCTCTTAATGACTATGTTGTTGTATGTGATGAAACAAACAACACACCAGTTAGGATTGATAGAAACGAACTATATGTAGACGTTGCTATTGAACCAGTTAAGGCTGCTGAATTTATCTATGTTCCGATCAGATTGAAGAACACAGGTGAGATTTCAGGAACTAGTGTATAATAAAGTACGCATATTATGAGAGCCGTAAGGCTCTCATTTATGCACGTAGTATACTATAAATACTACTAACAAGGAGACAAACAAATGGCAGTAGCAAGTTTAAACAAATTTACAGTACCTTTAGCTAGTGACCAGTCAGCAAGTACACAAGGCTTGTTGATGCCAAAGTTAAAGTATCGCTTTAGAGTGAGCTTTGAAAACTTTGGTATTACAACTCCACGTAGTGAATTAACAAAACAAGTTGTAGATTTTATGAGACCTACAGTTTCACAAGAACGTATGGAAATTCCAATTTACAACTCAAGAATTTACTTAGGTGGACGCCCTACATGGGAGACAACAACTGTTAACTTGCGTGATGATGCCCAAGGTAATGTTTCCAAACTAGTTGGCGAACAGATGCAAAAGCAATATGACTTTATGGAACAGTCTAGTGCGGCATCGGGTATCGACTACAAGTTTATTACAAGATGTGAAATATTAGATGGTGGTAATGGTGCATTTGCTCCAACTACATTAGAGACATGGGAACTATATGGTTGTTTCTTAACTAATGTAAGTTACGGTGACGTAGCGTATGGTAGCGATGAGCCAGTACAAATCGCAATGACAATCAGTTTTGATAATGCGGCACAAACACCGCTTGGAACTGGTATTGGTACTACAGTTGGTAGAACAATTGGACAAACAATTACAGGTTAATCGTAGTAACACAAGCA